AATAAATGATGACGTGTCTGTTATGGTATTAAGACTAATAATTTTTTTAACGTCTGTGTCGTTCGTTCGTGTCATAATTATTTATCTTTTTTCTTTTTTGACTTTTTTGGTTTCTCTGTTTTAACTTCTGTTTTAACTTCTGTTTCTGCTTCTGTTTCTTCTTTTTGCTTTGGCTGTTTTATCTCTATTTCAATTTGTTTCGGTTCTTCAACTTTAATTAATTTGTTTTCAAAAAGTCTTGAGTTAGCTTGTTCCTCTGTCAATTCAATAACGGACTTTGAGGGGAAATACTCCCCCTCTCCGTCTGTGTAACTTGACTGTAATATATATTTATATTTAGTCATAGCTATATAACTTATGCACCTGTTAAGTATGCAACCCCTGATTTACCATCGAAATCTGATTTAACAATTAATGCCATTGAACCAATAACAGAAAATTGCGATAACATTGGATCTACTTGTGGCAGTTCGTAGAAAGTAATATCTTGAGCAACTTTAAGTTCTAATACATCGCTTCTCATCTCAACAAGTATACACTCTCCATCAGATAGTCCAGAACCTAGTTCTACTTTTCTAATTGGTGAATAAGACTCAAAACGTTGTTTATATGTTTTTTCGCCTTTTGCTGTTGAATAGTCATTGTCAATAAATGCCCAGTTATCGGGAGAAACATACAACACACAACTGTTTTCTGTAAATCCGTATCCGTCTGTTTGTATTGCTTGAATCATTGATTCAATATCAGATAAAGGCGTTTCACTTCCGCCACCCCAAGAAGCTGTAGCTGATACTGCATTAACTCCACTTGCATTTCTTAATCCATTCAATGACATTCCGTCAACTGTTTTACCGAAACCATCCCAACATACAGCATTAATTTTTTCAGCTACTTTTCTTGTTGCTAGTTCAAGCCCAGTTGAAGGCAAAGACATACTTCCACGATTGATAACTGCTTGTATTCGTCTTTGGTCTAGTTCGAAGTCTTTTCTGTAAACTGGTACAGGTACACCTGCTTGATTAAATGTTAAAGCTCCGTTTTGTGAACGTGTAATGCCATCCATTGACGCTTCCGCTTCTGACATATCAGCTAACTTATCATAGGATACTATTGTGTCTCCTAAATTAAGGCTGTTATCAACTAGTCCAGCTTCAACACAATCTTGAACAATTCTTAATTCTTGTTTAGCAACTTTTACCAATTTATCGTCGTAGTATTTATATGCGTCTGTTGGTAATGTGCTGTTAGTTCTCATCTGTGCAAGGTCTAGTTTTCCTTGTTCGTTATAAATAAATTTACTCATTTTTTTACCTCCTATATAAAATTATAAAATTTCTACTTTAATTCTTGCTTTAGACGCACCTGCACTGTTGTCAACTGCTGTCAATGCATATGCTTGTGTGTTTGAACCGTCTGTATCTTTTTTAAAACCACCTGCACCGTCAAACTCTAAAGGGTCGCCAATAACGATTGCTACTGCTGAAGCGGCTACAAAACCGTAAACTTCATCTCCTGATTGCGCATAGTTAGCTAGTACATTGTCGCCAGTTGCGTAATCATCATCAATTCCGCCACCTTTTGACGTGTTTTCTACTGCGTATAATAGTGAGTTAGTTCCTACTGCTGTATGACGGATAAAATCGCCATCACTTGCTCTCTCTATGAAATCGCCCGGTGTAATAGCTCCTTGAGCTTTCCCTTCTTTTCTAAACGGTTTACCGTTAGTTTTTAAACAAATTGTTTCTGCCATTATTTAGCCTCCTGTAATGAACCAATTAATCCCTTTGGTTCGTATTTTTCTTCAACCTTATTAATGCTTACGCCGTTACCACTGTAATTTTTTGGTTTAACAACGTCATTCACTTTTTGTAAAACATTAAATGAAAATGTATTAACTTCTTCTTGTGTTAAAGATGAATTTTCAATCAATGATTTTTTTAATTCTTCTTTCTTTGCGTCAAACTCTTTTAATTGATTTTCAATAAATTCTTTTTTTTCATTATCAATCAAAGAATTTTCAACTAATTCAGTTTTTTCTTCTTCTGCTTCTGTTTGTGTTTCTGCTTCTGTTACTACTTCTTCTTTTACTTCTGTTTCTTCTGCTTTAACTTCTTCAACAACTTCTTCAACAACTTCATTTGTTTTTATTTCAGTTGTATTTTCCATGTAAATACCTCCTTTATTTTTTTCAACATAATTAGTTTTTTGGACTACCTCAACGGCGTCATCTCCTAATACGTATTGATCTTTTTCAGTGTCATATTTATACGACTGTTTATAAATTTTCCTGTCGTTATTTTTTTCAAAAATTACAACATCCTCATACATATCAATTATATATATGTCTTCTTGATACATTTTAGACAATTCATCGTAAATATTTCTTTGCATTTCTTTATGTGAATAATTGTCTAAATATTTTTTTAAATTGATTACACTTAAAGCTTCTTTTACTTTTTCAACCAAACTATTTTTATTTTCGTTTTCGCAAGAACAAGATGATAAGCTGTCATTACATTGGCAATCATTTTGGATCCCTGCTCCGCAACCATCCTGAACTGAACAAGCCCCTGTCTCATTAGGTAATAATGCAAGATGGTCTGGTCTTATATGCCTTACAATACCCTCATATTTTTGTCCGTTAAATTCACCGCTTACATTTTCTATATTAGAATATAAACCAGTTGATACTTCCATAATCTCACCTTTTTCAAATTGCTCAATAATGTATTCAGCATTTAATTTTTTAACTTTATCGATATTGATATATAAATTGCCTTTTAACTCATTGTTTTGACTAAATTCAACGTCAAAAAAATGACCTACACTAGTTAATTCTTGGATTCTAGGGCTTCTTGCACTGATAGCAACATTATTTTGTTTTGGATGATTGATTGGGACTGGTACACCTTCCCACGTTTCTATCCAGTCTTTAAACTCATTAGCAGGATAGAAATACCCATTCATCACCATTTCTTTTGCCCCAACTACTGGAACAATTAAATGCTCTACCCCATCAAATAACTTTCTTTCAATTTTCTTTGTTGTCTCAACATTAGAAATTATGTAATTTGTTTGTCTTTCCATGGGTATATTATAAAACATAAAATTAATTATGTACATTTTTTTGTGGATAAGTTGTTAATAACGTTTATAACTTGTTAATAACACAATAATTTTAATAAAAAAAACTATAATATTGTGGATAACCTGTTAAGAATTTGTTAATAATTTGTGGATAACTATTTTTGTATTTTTTCTTGATCTTTTACTAACGATTTAAAAATTGCTGAAACTGCACATCTGCAATTCGGCTCACCTGTTAAAGTTGCTACTTTCTTTTTTGTATAATATTTTCCGTTTCTTGCTCTATGCTCTGGTCTTACTCGATCATCTGCCCCACTTCTCCAACGATATACTATCTCGTCATCGGGGGAGTATTGTTGTAAATTTTCCCCTTCAAATATACTAGCTAACTGGTGAGTGTTCATTATTTCAGTTCTAGCCAATAGCTTAGCCCTTGTTTTTCCTATTTTATCCACTCGATCTCTTATGCGTCTGGCAATGGTTAAAGAATTATCACCTTGTAATATTCCGCTGGTTAATTCTCTATTAATCTGTTGTGCCATTGTTTCTGTTATCCCTCTTAATTGTTCAATATTTCGTGAAAACATTATTTTTAATTTTTGGACATGAAAAGGGTCTGCTCTTAATTGTCTTGGTATTGGTATTAGATTTCGTCCTAATATTCGTGCAATATCATTATTAGTTTTTTTAACGGCTCTGTTATAACTGTCTTGAATATATATTAAATACCAATTTAAACGTTCATCTCCAATGTTGAGCGTACCACTTAACAATAATTCATTAATTGTTTGGTCTAACCAAATATTAAATCTATCAAGTTTTTGATCGTCTCTTAAAAAAACAAATTCATCTTTTTTTAAAGCCTGTGCATTTTCAAATATTTTATTTTGAGCAATACTTTCAAAAATTAAATTATTTAATTGCTTAAACCGTCTATTAATTTCTGAAACTGCTCTGTTTCTTAGTGTGAGTGTTCTAGTTGGGTCATCACGATATAAATTTTTGTTCGCCATTCATTTATTCGTTTTCGTCTCTGTTATCCATTTCTAATAAATCTTCTTCTCGATATTCAAGATTTAGTATTTCTTCCATAAATTGCTTTGGTGGTATCATTAAACTTGCTTCTGGACTATTGACATAACTAGCTATGGCTTGTGCTTTTTTTAAAGAAATTTCAGCTTTTTTGAGTTCGTCTACTGCTTCTAAATTCTCCCACACAACGTTATATTCATTATTTTTTGGGGCAGGTAATACACCCGAATTAATGAAAAAATCAATAATCGGACGTAAAATACTATACTCACAATAATTATGCTGTCTTTTTTTTACTCTTTCTTGAAAATTATTGAAATCTTGAGTTGAAGCCAATTGCCCTTGCTCACTACCCAATAATATCCGCTTAGGAATTTCCGTTGTTGCTGATACTAAACTAATCAACACATCAAAATGATTTTTGGGGTCTGCTATGTTGTGATTGATTGCTTCTAAATCAGTTCCTGATGTTCTAATAAATCGCGTTAATGAATTTGCATAATCTTGCATATTTCTTATCATATCGTTTTTTGTTTTTTCATTTGCTAAATCAAAATTGTTACCGTCTCTGACATCCGCGTGTAGTCCACCTCTTGAATTTAGAAAAAATGTTTCTGCTGAACCTCCAACAATTTTATCTAGGTCGATCAATCTATTATATACTGGTTCAAGTCTTGGTGTTCCTATTACATCATTTGTTAAGGCATTTTCGGCAACGTGTATGACTCTGGTATAATGCACTTTTTGAGTTTGACTGCTCATAAGTTGCCCACCATCATTTGACGCATAACCGCCCGATTCAATCGTATAATATAACGGCTTTCCATAATGTTTCGATCTTGGGTCTTGTTCAAATTCAGAAATTCTTGCTAAATGCTCGGTTCGTGGCGATAAGTATAAAATATCATCTTCTTTTAAATTATTTAAATTCAAAGGCTGTTCAAAATCTTGCCCATCATTGATTCCAATTAATAAAACGGCATAATGCCCCCAACCTGCTAAAATGTCTAAGTTTTTAATATATTTTATTAAATTTAATTTTTTGCATAATTTAACAAAACTTTTTTCAAATTCTGTTTTTTCCTGAGTCTCACTGTCATCTTCTATTGTAGGCATATCTCCCCAACAAGCGTTTGGATATGCTTCAACAATTCTTTTTGCAATATCTTGCCTTTCAATTCGTGCTTGATAATGCTCATCTTTTAATTTTTCTGGGTAACCGTATATTTTATAAATATCTCTTTCATTTTTATGCGTTTTGAAATAATTAGCCAAAGCTACCCGATCTAATGTATTGTTAATTATATTTTTAAATTCATTAATGTTTAAATCTGTATTTTCGCTGTTCAAAACATTATTAATTTTATTTTTTTGGTTAATTAAAGCATTTCTGTTTTTAGACATTTAAAAAAGTTCCTCCCAAGTTATAGAAAATCGAACCGTTACATTATTCCCCCCTAAATCTTTTGCAATTATTGAAATTGTGTCATCGGCATATAAATAAGCCCCAAAACGATCAGCTGATAATGCTGACTTAGACACTGTACCGCCTTTATTAGCCCCTGAATAAGCAACATGAAACGTAAATAATGTTGTACCATCCGTACAATTAACACTTGCTCCAGTTCCGGCTGTATTATCATACTCAATAACTGAATTAGTTGTGTGTAAATCTGTGTAGCTAGGAGTCCCGCTAAATGTGCCATTTTTTATAATCTGGAAAATAACAGTTCCAAGACTTGCACCACTTGGTGTGTCTACATGGAAATTAATATCTAATAATTTACTTTTAATTTTATTTTGGTATGTATTGTATGTACTTTTTGACTTAAAAATCGCTAACGTACCAACATTAGTTCCGCTTAACGTCATCTCTCCATCTTCTGCCCCTACTCCATTGTTCAAAATATTAGATGGAAAATGAGTTGGTCTATCTAGGTGTACGCCTACAGTATTTAAAATACCACCAACAAAAGACGCCGTTTTTAATGTTGAACCATTTTCTACATAAAAACAAATAGGTAATATTGGATTGTCAACGTGTGTTCCTGTTAATTTATTTTCGGTTTGAATGTAATCTAAGACATACCATTGATCTAGCTTTATCCATAAACTAGCGTTAGCACTCCCAAGATAACCATATACGATTTTAAACACATTTAATTTTGTCCAATCAATACTATTTGGATTGATATTACCTTTCCAATTTTCTTGTGAGTTAAAACTTGTTTCTACCCCATTTTTAAGATATCCAAAACTAGCAACATTATTGACCACTTTGATATAAAATCCATCGTTAGAATCAAAAGCCCCTGCTTTAGCTGTTCCACTTCCCGAAAAACTTGCTGTAAAAAAACTATATGCTGTATTTCCAGCTCTATATTGTATGTATTTCTTGCTTTGTATTGTTGCTGTTCCTGTACTCGCTGAACTTATAGCTAAATGCCTATTAGTTGCGTTTGCAGTTCCGTCGCCTGTTAATGTTTTATTAACGTCTACGTCTTCGTTTATTACCCCATAATGAAACGTTGTAGAAAAGTCTGGTATTCTGTTAGCTTGTATTTGCTCACCAAATAGACCAATATGTGCGTAGTTATGCAATGAATCAATGATTTTTGTGTAATTATCTTTATTTTTTGAAAAAATATTAGTCATAACTATATTATATACGATAATGTAATATATTTATACATAAAGAGTTAATTAATCGTACCATGATAATATAACTTTTCGTTTTTCTTGTATTAAGCCTATATCTATGCCATCCATCAATACATCCACTTGATCATCATGTTTATGTGTTCCTAATGGACTAAATGAAACAAGTTCATTAATAAAATCATTCATAAATGCTTTATTTTTGGGGAAGTGTACCATGCCAGTATTAATATATGACACTGTGTCATAAGCACGAGTAATTTTATCTTTGTTTCTTTGAATTGCTTTTATTGGCATAGTGTTTTTAAGGTTTTGTATAACATCCGTACCGCTCGATTTATCCTCAATATAAACATATCGTATATTGCCCCAAGTTCCTTTGTATTCCTTATGCTTGTTAAAAAAATTAATTAACGTTTGTTTTAGTTCCTGCGATT